TACTTCTGATAATTCTTTAAACTCGGCAACACTTTCTAATATATCACCTTTATTAGTTACAGGTTTAACAACATAAACTGCTTTTTTTTCATTGCCGAACATATCCGACCATTGATATGTATGTTGTATTAAATAATTAGTCTTACTTTTTTTGCTTTGTAAAACTCTGTAATTAATATCATTAAAAAATTTTTTATTCTCTGGTGAAAAATAACTTTTATGTTTTTCTCTTAACTGTTTCATATTCATTTTTGAATCTCCACATTATGCCATTGATTATTTCTTTTTACTTTTAATATGTCAGTAATGGGAATTGATCCATGTTCATTAAACATACCTATGTCTTCACCATAGGCAAAAATAAGAATTACATTTTTAATTCCCCTACCTTGCAATGGTGACTCTAGTAGTTTCCCTTTAATGGGAACTCCTAATTGTTTAGATAAAATTATATCATCTTTTTTTAATTCTCTTATATTCATAATGACTCCTTTTTTATTTGATTATAATGGTATTATATAGTAAAATATATTTTTAATCAAATGAAATAGGAGTCATTATGAACGAATTAACAAAAGCATTATTAAGCGACCCTTCTTTTATTCAGTCAATGAAAGAATTTGAAGAAATGGGATTCATTAAAGTAACAAAAGAAGGAATACAAATTATCGATAAAGAAGGAATGCAAAAGTATATTGATAATTATGGTGAAGCCCCTGCTCATTTTCCAAAGGTGGAAAAATGATAAAAGCAAATATTATTTATACTTTTGATAAGTATGATCAAGAAACTATTACACTAGATTTAAATTTAAAAGAGTTAGGTAACATAAATGAAGTAAAATTTATTTCTCATTTAATACAAAATAGTTTCAACGACTATGAAAAGTATCTAGTCGATGATCTAAAAAAAATGAGTATTTGCTTACAAGTTAAGAATGAAAAAATATTTAAAAAATTTTCGTATCTTAATAAAGTCATTGAGAGATGGGGCAAGTATTTTTTTAATCAAAAAAATTGTGATGTAGTAGAAAACGAAATTCTACTACACGCTCAAGCAATTAAATTCTTTTAAAGTAAAAGCGCCCGGCGGCCCGGGCGCTCATTTTTTATTACAGGACCTGGCCCATTAATAACGATTTACTTAAAAAAATTGGTCGTCCAAATTTTTAGATTATATCTAAATTATTATATTAAATTAAACCCCGAACCCCGACCCCGAAATAATCCCGACCCGACCCCGAACCCGAAAATAAATAGTTTTGTAAATATGGGATTTTATGGTACAATGTTATTTTAACAATGATAGGAGTCATTATGAAAATTAGAATAACTTTAAACAGTAAAAACAAAAAGCTCGGTAAAATGCCGACCACGACAACCGAAAGAAAATCGTGTCCCGACTCTTGCCCATTAAAAAACGGCGATTGTTACGGCGAGAAATATCATACTTCTATAGTATGGGGCGAAACTGAAACGGGTTTTAATAAGCGATGGAAAAAAAGTTTTTCCAATAGTTGGGACGATACTATGAAAGCAATTGCAAACTTTCCCGAGTCTG